TGGGCGCATGAATCCCGATCCCTATACATGGGACGTGGCTTTGGAAATAAACGCTCAAAACCCGCTTATTGTGTCCTCCGCTGTAAAACGAGAATTGTTGCTCAAACATCCATACCGTAATGTCGGATGGGAGGATTGGGCGCTTTGGTTAGATTTACGCAAGGCTGGTGCATCCGTCAAGTTTGATATGACACCTCGATATTTCTACAGCCGTCCGTCTGGCTCACTTGCCACAGTTAACGCAAGGGCTAAGTCGGAGGAAATACGGGACATGAAACGACAAGGTGTATGGTGATACCTAAGAAACTACATATAGTTTGGGTAGGCGATGAATCTAAACGACCTGATAATTGTATTGATACTTGGCGCAATCATAATCCTGATTGGGATATTAAAGTTTGGGGCAACGAGGATTTAGTAAAGACCTCGTGGCGCAATGCCAAACACCTACAGGATATGTGGAAGGTAGAGCTAAACGGTGTAGCTGACCTCATGCGGTACGAGATACTGTACGAGCATGGCGGGTTTGCGGTGGATGCGGATAGTATCTGCGTCAAGCCCATACCGGATTGGATGTTGCAAGCTAACGAGTTCACTTGTTGGGAGAACGAACATCAACGCCCTGGACTATTGGCGGCTGGCTACCTTGCAGCGCAAAAGAGCAGTCCTTTCATTGGACAAATTATCGAAGACATTTACGCCGAGCAAACCGTCACAGACAGACCTGCTTGGCAGACAGTCGGACCGCAAAGGCTTACGGACATTTGGCAGCGTTTCCAATACGGGCTAACCATTTACCCATCCCACTACTTTATCCCTAGACACTTTACGGGTCAGGAATACAAGGGAGAGGGACACATCTTTGCCAAACAGTTTTGGGGATCAACCCGCAAGATTTACGACAGCCTATACATGGCTGAAGCGATAGAGGAAAAGGAATAATGCCAAGCGTATCGAAAGCCCAAGCGCAGTTTATGCGTGCCGCAGCCAACTCACCTAAGTTCGCTAAGAAAGTAGGTATCCCTGCAAAGGTAGCTAAAGAGTACATGGCTGAGGACAAGAAGTCCGGCAAGTACGGCTACAAGAAGCAGCTAAAGAAAGAAGAGACGGGGATGTACTAATGAAATGTCCCGCATCCACGCAAGACGTAAAGCTAAATCTCAAGAATCGGGATTGGGCATTTAAGAATGTAGGCTACGGACCTGCAAACCCAGACTACGAAGATACCGAGTTTTGGGCTGAACGTGCTAAAGAATGGAACACGACAGAAGACGAGGCTAAGTCCATGCGCTGCGGTAACTGTGCTGCGTTTATTGTCACTCCCGAGATGGAGATGTGCATTGTCAACGGCATGGGTTCAGGCACAGGCGGCGAGGAATACGAGGCAATTGCAGACGCTGCCGATTTAGGCTATTGCGAGCTATTTGAGTTCAAGTGTGCAGGTAGCCGGACGTGTTCGGCATGGCTTTACGGCGGTCCTATTACTAAAATTCCTACCGAAAGACAGCGCAATACTGTTGCAATGGCAAAGGTAGAGTACGAACGGGAAGATGACGAATGAAAGGTCTCTACGCAAATATCAATGCCAAACAAAAGCGCATTGCAGCCGGATCAGGCGAGAAGATGAACAAGGTTGGTAGCAAGGCAGCACCTAGTGCTAAAGACTTTAAGAAAGCCGCTAAGACGGCTAAAAAGAAATGATTAAGCGTGGCAAGGAAACATTCTCGGGCTTTAACAAGCCTAAGCGCACACCTAGCCATCCTACTAAGTCCCATGCTGTACTTGCCAAATCAGGCGAGGACACAAAACTTATCCGCTTTGGTCAACAAGGCGCTACAGGCAGTCCTGACGGTAGTAAGCGAAACGAGGCGTTTAAAGCTCGGCACGCTGAAAACATAGCTAAGGGCAAAATGTCCGCAGCTTATTGGGCTAATAAAGTTAAATGGTGAGATATGGACAAGGATTATTTGGAGTATCTAAAAAGTCTGGGTATATCCGTTGCCCGTGGAGTACCGCAGTTAGCTACCGGATTTGTAGACCTAGCTGCACTACCGTTTACGCTGTCGGGTTTAATTAAGCCTGAGCAAGCGGTAGGTAGTACGGAATACATGACCGCTAGGGGCTATCTGCCGCCTAAGCAGGAAGGTTTGCTAAGCGAAACAACAGAATTGTTATCTAGCGCTTTAAACCCTGCTAGTGCTATTAAAGGTGGCTTGTTGGGTGCAGGTGCGTTACTTGGTACAAAAGGCGTAAAACCTGTTTTAGAGGCTTTAGATACATCGTATCGTGGAAGCCATGCAGCTCCTAATGCGGCTACTTACGGCGCTACGTTAGATAATTTGGGCGGCATTATGCCAGTAGATGTTTATTCATCTAAAGGTATAAGTCGCTACGGTCTCGGTGATCCTGCTGTTGATAGAGAATGGTTTTCTGCTGCATACAAAGCAAAAAGCAATCCTGACGCAGAAGTTACTGTATGGCGTGCTGTACCAAAAGGCGTTAAAGATATAAATAGTGGCGATTGGGTTACTACAAGCAAAACCTACGCTAAAAATCACGGCGAAAATACATTAAACGGTGAATACGACCTTATTAGTTCTAAGGTCAGAGCAAAAACACTTACAAGCGAAGGTTATCCGTATGAATTTGGATACCATGAGCTAGATGAGATTTTAAAGTAAAACTTAACACGATGACCCATTAGGAATCGTATGGACAGTAAAATAGGTAGTGTTACAGAAAAGCGTATGCCTCCCAATATGGGTAAAGGTAGACCAAAGGGTGCGTTAAACCGCACCACAACATCTGCTAAGGAGGCGATTGCTATTGCCGCTGATAAGCTAGGTGGCGCTGAAAGACTTGTAGCATGGGCGCAGGAAGACCCTGCTAACGAGCGAGCATTTTGGGCAACTATCTATCCTAAGTTGCTACCTTTGCAAGTAAGCGGAGAAGATGGTGCGCCGATTCAAGCCGTAATTACATGGCAAAAGTAATCGAGATACCTTATCAGCCTAGAGAGCCGCAGCTAGAGATACACAAGGCGATGGATGACAGCCGCTTTGTGGTGGTTGTAGCGCATCGTAGGATGGGTAAGACAGTATCGGCTATCAATCAGCTAATTAAGTCTGCTATCGAGTGCGATAGAGAGCGCCCAAGGTTTGCATATATTGCACCTACATACTCTCAGGCTAAGCGGGTGGCGTGGGATTACTTGTTGCACTATACGAGACCGTTAGGTGCTGAAGCTAACATTGCCGAGATGCGTGTAGACTTTTGGGACAGGCGCATACAGCTATATGGGTCTGATAACCCTGATAGCTTACGGGGACAGTATTTTGATGGCGTGATCTTAGATGAGATTGCAGACCAAAACCCTAAGATATGGAATGAGATTGTTCGCCCTGCCCTAGCGGATCGTGCTCCCCAAAGTTGGGCAATGTTTATCGGCACACCTAAAGGTCAGAACCACTTTAAGGACTTGCGGGATAGGGCAGAGGTAGAGCCTAACTGGAAGATGCTTGAGTTTAAAGCGAGTCAGACCAAACTTGTACTTGAGTCTGAGCTAGAAGCCGCCAAGCGTGAGATGGGCGAGGATAAATACAACCAAGAGTTTGAATGTAGTTTCTCAGCAAGTGTAGAGGGAAGCTACTACGGTCAAATCTTGAATGGCTTAGAATCCGAGGGTAGATACCACAAGATAGAGCGTGATGACCTTTGCAAGACATTTGTTGCGTGGGACTTGGGCATGGGTGACAGTACATCTATCTGGGTCGCTCAGTTGGTTCATAACGAAGTAAGGCTTATGGATTACATAGAGAATCATGGGCAAGGTTTAGATTGGTACGTTCGGGAGTTGACTAATCGAGGATGGCACAAAGCACCTCAGTTACTACCGCACGATGTACAGGTCAGAGAGCTAGGCACAGGTAAGAGCCGTTTAGAGGTTCTACAAGAGGCAGGGCTAGACTGTACGGTAGTGGGTAGGCTAGGCGTAGATGATGGCATACAAGCCGTTAGAAGGCTTCTGCCGAGGTGTTATTTCAATGTGCCACAGGTTAAGCAAGGATTGGATTGTTTGCGTAACTATAGGCGAGAGTTTGACGAAAAGAGACAAGTGTTTTTCGACAAGCCTTTGCACGATTGGTCGAGCCACGGTTCAGATGCTTTCCGCTACTTAGCGGTGGGTATGGACGAACGAGGCTCAGGATGGGGTAAGCCATTAAAAGTAAATACAAGTTGGGTGGTCTAAATGCTAGTAGAACGCCGAGGCAATCCGGTAACTCGTGAAGAGTACGATAATTTATTAAGGCGTGTTCAATCGCTTGAGGAAATGTATGGACGATGGGAAACTGAAGTCGATTCTGGAAAACGAAATCGACAACGCAATCGGGTATCTGGACACAGAGACAACGGAAGCGAGAACCAAAGCCCTTGAATACTACCTGCGTCAGCCGTATGGCAACGAGGTAGATGGTCGCAGTCAGATCGTCACGGGTGAGGTAGCAGAGGCTATAGATGGCGCTCTGCCACAACTCGTGCGTGTCTTTACTCAGTCGGATGATATTGTCCGCTTTGAGCCAAAAGGACCAGGCGATGAGGAAGGCGCTAAGCAAGCTACGGACTACTGTAATTGGGTGTTCTACTCGCAAAACCCAGGCTTTACGATCCTGCATAACTGGTTTAAAGACGCTCTCCTGCAAAAGAATGGCGTAGTTAAGTGCTATTGGGATGTCAAGGAAGATGTAACCAAAGAGGAATACCGTGGGCTGACAGACGAGGAGTTGATGCTTCTAATGTCGGACGGTAGCCGTGAGGTTGTAGCTCAGGACACCACAATAGTAGAAGAGATAGGCATGGATGGACAGCCTATCGTTATGCAGACAAATGATGTAATTGTCTCAAAACGTACACAACATGGCGCAGTCAAGGTAGAGAATGTGCCGCCCGAAGAGTTCTTAATCAGCAAGCGTGCAAGATCAATTGCTGACAGTCCGTTTGTTGCACACCGTAAGCTGTTGCCACGTTCAGACCTTATCGCAATGGGCTTCGACCCTGAGATTGTGGAAAACTTACCGTCTTATAACGACCTGAGTTTCACAGACGAGCGATTGGCACGATACAGCCGAGGTGAGCAGCCGGACGAAGAGGCATCACTTGACCATAGTATGCAAGAGATTGAGGTGTACGAAGCCTATCTAATGACAGACTATGACGGTGACGGGATCGCTGAGTTGCGTCAGATATTCTACGCAGGTTCAGACATCCTGAGCAACGTAGCAACAGATTACAACCCGTTCCACTCGCTCTGCCCTATCCCGATTCCGCACAAGTTCTTTGGTGAATCGTTAGCAGACCGGAGCATGGACATTCAGTTGATTAAGTCTACTGTTGTCCGACAGATGCTAGATAACCTGTACTTGTCTAACAACGCACGAGTTGGTGCTGTAGAGGGTCAGGTTAACTTGGATGACTTGCTGACCGTTACGCCTGGTGGCGTGGTTCGCATGAAGTCTCCTAACGCAGTCGTACCCATGCAAGTGCCGAGCGTTATCGCCCAAGCGTTCCCAATGTTGCAATACTTGGATGACGCACAAGCCAAGCGCACAGGCGTATCGGATATGCAGCAAGGGTTAAACCCCGATGTGTTGCAGAACGTAACGGCTGCGGCTGTTGCTGCGTCTACCGCTGCGGCAGGTGGCAAGCTAGAGCTAGTGGCTCGTATCTTTGCCGAGACAGGCGTTAAAACCCTGTTCCAAGGCATCCTACAGTTACTTTGTAAGTATCAGGACAAGCCTACTGTCATGCGTCTGCGTGGCAAGTATGTGCCTGTAGACCCTCGTGAGTGGTCGAATCAGTACGATGTAGACATTTCGGTAGGTTTAGGGACAGGCTCGAAAGCCGAGCAGATGACTATGTTGCAGATGGTGCTTGCTAAACAAGAGGCGATCCTGCAACAGTTCGGTCCTAACAACCCATTGGTATCTGTCGGACAGTATCGTGGCACGCTAGGACGGTTTATCGAGGCAGCAGGGTTTACAGACAGCGCAGAGTTCTTTAAGGAGATTACTCCTGAGATTGAGGCGCAACTTGCACAACCTAAGCAACCACAAGCTGACCCAACTACTCAAGCCCTGATTCAGCAATCACAAGCACAGATTCAGATTGCTCAACAGAAAGCACAGGCAGATGTACAGGCAGCACAACAAAAGGCTATGGCTGACATTCAGTTACAGCGTGAGAAAGCAGCCGCAGAGATACAGTTAATGCGGGAAAAGACAGAGGCACAGATGGCGCTTAAAGCTCGTGAGCTAGAGGCTGAGATTCAGCTAAAAGCCGCAGAGTTAAGTGCTGGCATTGTCACTAGCGCAAACATTCGCAGCGTATAAGGAATGAAGCCATCCCTAAAGGTTGAGCACATTGAGGACATAGTGGACGAGATGTTGCCACTAGCTATTAAGCACCATGCGGAAGTAAATGCTTTCCCTGATACCGAGCTAGACATAGATTGGCGCAGGTACTCAGTTGCAAAACACTCTTATAGGCTAATTACTTGCCGAGTTGATGGCAAACTTGTCGGATGGATCGGATTCTTTATTGCTGACCACATCCGGCACAAAGGTTACAGGATAGCAAAAGAGGATTGGTATTACGTTGATCCTGAGTACAGGGGTAACGGCATTGGCAAGGGAATGTTTAAGTACGCAGAGAATGTATTGCGTAATGCCGATGTTAAACGGGTGATGATTAGCTGCAAAGTAGATCACGACCACACGGGCTTAATAGAGTCTTTAGGCTACACGAATTACGAAAAGAATTTCACTAAGGTGATTGCATGAGATACAAACACGATAGTATGTTGCCGCTTGGCGCATTTAGACAGCGTGGTAGCGTGGTCGGTGGACGCTCTATGCGCTTGCATGGTGGTGGATACGAGCCAACGGCAGAAGATATGCGGTTGATGGATATTTACTACGCCGCAATGGATGCGGGGCTTAGCCAAAAAGAAGCAGAGAAAGTACAAATGCAAGCCGCAATGGAGGCTACTTACGGTGCTCCACAGGTATCTGTAGACACAGCCGGACTAACGGGCGCAGCGCCTAATATCCAAGGCACGCCTACTATTTATTACGATGCGGGTGGGAATGTAGCGGGTGTGCTATCGCAAAATGGTGTGGTAACACCTGCTTCTATGAATACCATCTTGCAAGCGGGACAGGCAGCAACAGTGTCTACTCCTGTGCAAATGGTGGATGCAGAAGGTGTAAGACTGTACTTGCGAGATGCAAACGACCCCGAGTCTGTTACTTATACCAATACTGGTATACCTGCTATTGCCGGAACGCTAGGCGAATCTGCTTACCGTCCTGTTGAGGACAGAGGTATCTTAGGCACTATTGGCAGTGACTTTGCGGGTATGGCTAAAGACCCTGCATTTTGGAAGTTTCTAGCGTCTGCGGCTGCTATTACGGGCGGTGGATTATTGGCTAACGCAGCAATAGGCGCACCTGGCGCTGCTGGCTCTGTTGCTACGGCTTTTCCTATTGAGATGGGTGGATTGTTACCCGCTACGGAATTAGGCGCTGCTGGTGCAGGTGGCATGAGTGCCGCAGAAGCTATTGCCGCAGCCGCAGAAGGCGGTCTAGGCGCTGAGTTTGGCGTACAGGGTGCATTAGCTGCAAACCCAAGTTGGCTTGCCGCAATTGAGGCTGCGTTACCCGCAGGTGCTATGGGTTCACTTGTTAAGGGTGGACTAACTTTAGGTGGTTTAGCAGCGTTAAGCGCACTAGCCCCTAAGCAAGGTGGCGGTGGTAGCACAGGTGGAACACCTAGCCTTAGCGCAGATCAGTTAAAGGCAATCGTATCTAGTATGCCTAGCGCAATGGGTAACTATATCTCTATGGCGGGTAATCCATACGGCTACGGTGGCGGCACGATTGATAGTGCCAATGCAAACCTAGCTAACCTGTTCCCAAGCTTTAGCTTGCCGACAACAGGACCGTACTTCGGTGCGGGTCGGTTTGGAGACGCATACGCACCACAAGCATTGCCTACAGCACCAATATCTCCTACAGGGTTGGTATGAACAGATCAGAG